CGAGGGCGTCGCGACGCTGTCGGCTTCGCACGGAATCCTCGTCGGCGACATTTTCGAGATTACGTCCGGCTGGGGACGGCTTACGCGGCGCCTGGTGCGGGCCAAGGTCGTTTCGGTCAATGACGTGACGCTGGAGTCGATCGATACCAGCAGCACGAGCCTCTTTCCAAATGCGCCGACTGGCGGGGCAGGAACCGGCCGCGAGATTCTGACCTGGGCGACCATTTCGCAGATCAAGGACTTCAGCGCCGACGTGCCAAGCGTGGACTTCATTGATACGACGTTCCTAGAGGATCAGTCGCGCACGGAGATCCCTGGCCTCGTCAATGCCGTGAAAATTACGGCGACATTCGGTTTCGATCTATCGCTGGCTTGGTTGCCGACCGTGCGCAGCGCATCGCAGACAAATGCGTTAACTGGCCTTCGCATGATCACGCCTGGCAACAACAAGATCTACGGCAACGGCTACTTTAAGCTGGCAGAGTTCCCGGCGCCTGCGATCGGAGACATTATCAAGAGCGGCATCAACATCTCACTGGCATCGGACGCTACAGCATACGCAACTTAACACGGGGGGTTTATGGATCTCGAGGAGTTAAAACAAAGATTAGAAGAATCCCGCAAACGCAGCGTCCAGTACCACGGAGCGACGCTGCAGCTGCGCATACCAAACAATCGGGAAGTCCGCCTTGCCTTGCGGCCATTCCTGAATGCAGATCAGTCCGACGATGCAGGAGAGCGCGCCCTTGTGGCTGCTTCGATTGTCAGCTGGCAGGGCGTTCGCGTCGGGCATGTAGAGCGCGGCGGCAGCGACGACGAGCTTGCATTCTCGCCGGAAGCTGCACAGACCTGGCTCGACTGGGACGGCAGATTATGGACGCTGCTATCCGGCCTCATCTTCGCTTCGCTCAACGATCGCGAGGACGCGGAAAAAAACTCCGCGACTGCTTCTCATTCCAGCGCGGAGAAGCAGACAAGCTAGAAGCGCTTGGATTCGGGGCGATCATCGCAAGACCCGTCCCGCTTCCAGTCAATGCCGACGCCTTCGAGCTCTATTCCCTGCTGGGCCGCCGCATTGATTGGCCTGCCTTGTGCGTCGTTTGCGACGTATATGGTTTCGAGCCGACAGACGATCTCATTTCCGCTCTTCTAACAGTAGACCTGCTTTCTAGAACCGGGCTAGACGATGGAAATTAGCCTTATCGGGCAGGGACTGCTGTCGCCTGGACAGCTCCAGCCATTTCTACTTCGCACGCAGTTACGCAACATCAAAGCTGTGCGCGCTGGAATGGTTTCGGTCACGCCAAGAATAAAGACGCTGGTGCGCTCCAATGCCGAGCGTGCATTCAAGGTCAAGCGCAAGTCTTTTCTCAATATCTTCACCACGAAGATATGGGACAAGGATAAGCTGCGCCTCCCGGATTTTCAGGTCTATGCATCGAAGCGCGTTCCCTGGATCGGCATCCATGAGACCGGCGGAACGGTGACCGGAAACATGATCATTCCCTTGCTACCAGACAAGCGCATCAGTAGAAAGCGCTTCGGCGCGTTCTTGTCCGAGCTGCGCGCCAAGGGGCTGCTGTTCTTTCGCAAGGAAGGCGACCGCACGCTGGTCTTCGCAGAGAGTCCAGATCGGAAGGATTCCGTGCGCGGATTGGCATCATTCAAAAAAGCGCAGCGTGCGAAGACCGGAGCGAAGACTGTCAAGCGCGGCGCGGATGTGCTCATCGGCATCATTGTCAAGCGCGTGCAGATTCCTGCGAAGCTGCATTTCAAAGCTACGGCTCGAAAGGCCGGTCCGATTCTGGCGACGGCAATCAAGGCACAGCTAAATGGCTGAGAACGTCTCCATACTGTTCAAGCTGATCGATCAGACGGCGCAAGGTTTCTCGCGCTTTCGTCAGAACCTGATCGAGACCCAGGCGCAGATTGCGAAGGCAAATGCGTCGGCGAACGATCTCGCCAGAACGCTCAAGAACGCATTTACCACAAGCGCTGTCGCCCTTGTTCTGCGCGATATCGTGGCTCGGACTATCGACTCTGAGCGCGCGCTCAATCAGTTTTCGGCAACGCTCAAAGCGACTGGCTTTTCCGCCGGACTGGCCGCGTTCCAGATCCAAGACCTGGTTGCGGAGCTGTCGAAGACGACCGTATTCGACGACACCGATATCCAGAAGTCAGCCAATGCGCTGCTGCGTTTTCGCGACATACAGGGCGACACATTCAAGGAAGCGTTAAGACTAGCCCCGCTGGTCGCGACGGTGCTGGGGACTGATCTAGTCTCAGCAGCAGAATCACTGGGACGCGCGCTCGAGGATCCGCTGACAGGATTCAAAGCTCTGTCAGTAATTGGCGGAAAGCTGAAGCAGTCGGAAATAGAACAGATTGAAGCGTTCCAGCGTGTGGGCGATTCCGCCGGGGCTGCAGGCGTCATTCTCACGAAGCTAGCGGGCAGTCTCGGATCGCAGGATCGAGCCGACAACACCGGCCTATATGGGGCGACGAGGAGCGTCGCGAAAGCCTGGGACGATCTAGCCAAAACGATCGGAGGAAGTGCGGTCTTCCAGGGCGTCGCGGTCGGCGGCATGGATGCGCTGACGCAATCGCTCAAAGGACTCGGTCTCATTCTCGACAAGGTCGGCGAATCTGCGGTTAAGAACATCCCGCTAATTCGCGCCGTAGTCGAAGAGCAGCGAAAGCTGGCCGCCAGCGCCAGGCAGGAAAAGATTCCAGAAGTCGTAGAAGCGACGACTCCAGAAGAGCGCGCCGCAGCCGGGGTTGCTAGGGATGCGGCCAGGAAGCAGAAGGAAGCCACAGAGGCCGAGGCGCGCAGGCGACTGCAGATTCAGGCGAACAAGGATCAAGCCTCGCTTGCGAAGACGCAAGCCGACATTGAGCTGGCCGCGGTCAAGCAACAGACGCAGCAGCAGGAATCCCTGCTCGACGACCGCTACTCGAAGGGTTTGATTTCAGCGAAACAATATTATGACAGCCTGAGCTCGCTATCAGAGAAGAGCGCCACTGCCGACGTCGTCTCGCTAAAGAAGCAAATCGACGCGCAGCAAAAGCTGCTCCAGGAGGCGAGGAAGAACAAGCCAGAGGACGTGCAGGGCATTCAAAATCAGATCCTGACACTGAAGGCAGAGCAGGAAAGAAGGCTGAACGAGGCGGCGTTTAAAGGCATCAAGAACACCCAGGCGCAGATCGATGCCGAGCAGCAGCTCGCCGACGCGCTCGCAGAAGTCAATGCACAGCTGCTCGAGCAGGAGGGCCACCTCGAGGCGGCCGCGAAGATCCGCTTCGACATACAGAACCGCACGCTGCGCAATCAGATCCAGTCGGCCAAGGGGCCGGGATCCGCAGACGAGAAGGCGCTGGACCTGCTGCGTCAACGCACTTCACTGACGGGCAAGTTCGCCGAGGAGCAAGCAAAGATCGGCATTACGCAGCAGCAGCTTGGCGTCGAAGAGGAGCGCATACAGAACAGCCTGCGCGTGGGCGCGATAGGGGAATTCGACGCGCTGCGCAAGACGGAAGAGATCAGAAAGGCCGCGATTGTCAGGATGCGCGAGGAGCTCGCGACCCTTGAGGAGATCGCCACGCTGACCAATGATCCGAGCCAGTTCCGCGCGATCGAAGAGCTGAAGCATCAGATCGAAGCGCTGGGCGAGACTTCTGATCTGGTCGCAGACAAGTTCCGCACCACGTTCAAGGATGCGCTGACCGAGCCATTGGCGGCGTTCATCCGCGGAACGAAGAGCGCCAAAGACGCGTTTAGAGACTTCGTTAACAACATTGCGAATGAGCTGTCGCGACTGGCTGCGCAGAACATAGCGCAGTCAATCTTCGGCAAGGGACAGGCCGGCGGGGGCGTCGGCGACATATTCGCGGGGATCTTCGGCGGCACATCATCGAGTGGTATCGCTGGGGGAATTGGAGCTTTTCTCTCTAAGCTATTCGGAAGCGGAGCCGGTGGCGCAGGCAGTGCGGCGGTGCTGGGCATCGCGAAGGGCGGCGTGATGGATCAATGGGGCCACATGATCAACCTGCCCAAGTACGCGTATGGCGGCGTCTCGCGGCGTCCGGCCGTGTTCGGTGAGAAAGGTGCAGAGGCAGCCGTTCCATTGCCAGACGGTAGGCGGATTCCTGTCGATCTGCGCGGCGGCTCCAAGCCGGTCCAGATCAGCTTGGTGCAGAACTTCAATGGCGCTGCGGACGCGCAGGAGATGCGCCGCTCTAGCCAGCAGCTGACGCGCCAGCTCGGAAGGGAAATTCAGCGGGCCATGGGGAGGGCATGACGTGGCATTCATCGAGACCCCGCGCTTTCCCCGGACCATCAGCTACGGCATTGTCGGCGGGCCTGAGTACCGCACCGATGTCGTCGTGCTGGACAGCGGTGGCGAGCAGCGAAACGTCAGGTGGTCGCGGCCGCGGGCGAAGTACACGCTGGAAATGCCAGTGAACACGGCCGACCGCGATACGCTGATTGGCTTGTTTCGATCTGCCAAAGGCAAGGCGCACGGCTTCCGGCTGCACGACTGGTCTGACTATGTATGCACCATTGCAAACGGCCGCTTAGCCGTTCCGTCTAGCACCACCAGCGGGGCGATAGTCGGATCCGCAAACGGTCAGGGCGTTCCCGTATCTCAACTGGCGAAGTATTACGTGTATGGGACACAAGAGGAATATCGGGCGATCCGCAAGCCGCTTTTCAACACGGCGATCCAGTACTTTCGCGGCGGCGTGCTGCAGACGGTCGGCGGCGGGGCCGGGAACTATTCGCTAGATACGACGACCGGCCTGCTAAGCTCTGTAGCAGACTCGTCGTCTAGCGTCGTGTCCATCTCGGTCGCGGCGAGCGCAGTAGTCACGCTTGCCGGCGCGCTGTCTGGCCTGGCCATCGGCGGCAGGCTTTATCTCACCGGCATCACTGGAACCATGTCCACGGTGCTCAATGGCCTCGCGCATCCGGTGACGAACGTCTCGAGCAACGTTTATACGATCAGCACAAGCACGGTCGGCCTGACCTATGTCAGCGGCGGCACAGGCTTCAAGTACGCGCAGCCTACGGAGACGCTGACCTGGGCCGGACAGTTCGACGTGCCATGCAGGTTCGATACCGACTATCTCGGCTTGACCGGAGAGGCGCCGAATTTCGATCGAGCGCAGTCAATCACGTTGATCGAGATTCGCACATGAAATGGACCGCGGCCGAGGATGATCTGGTCCGCGCTCACTACGCAAAGGGCGGCGTGCGCATCTGTGCCGAGTTCCTGCCATTGCGCACGCTCGCCGCAATCAGAGAGCGCGCTAGCAGCCTGGGGCAGTATTACCCGAAGGCGCTCGGGATCTACTGGGGCAGCAAGCAGGACAGCGATAGGCTGGCGCGCTTCGCGATCGGTACGTCGCAGGCGCCCATCGAGGCGGCGACCGGCTACTGGAGCGGAGCTGATGAAATGCTGCGGATCCTGCTGCTGGGACCGGCCATGGCGAGCGAGTTCGGGCACATCCCGGCAAAGGTGAGCGGCCTGATGCATTCGCTTAATCATAGCCTCAAGCCTACGCAGCGGCGCGTCATCAGCAAAGCGGTGCGCTACCGCACGCGGCTGGGCTGGCTGAGCGGCCGACGCTATGAGCTGGTGAGCGAATGAAAAGCGGAGTATCGGCTGCGCTGCAGACGCACCTGGCCGGCGAGGTTACAACGCTGGCGACGTGCTGGAAGATAACGCTTAGAGATACGACCGTGATGGGCTTCACCGATTACGACTCAGATATCGTATTCGGTGGCGTGACCTATGGGGCGGCAACCGGCTACAAGGCCTCGGCAATTCAGACTTCGTCGCAGGCCGACGTGGATAACCTCGAGCTGCTCGGCGTGATCGATCAGTCTCAGATCGTGGCGACCGATGTGCAAGCCGGCCGCTGGGATTTCGCGCAGGTCGAAATCTTCTGGGTCAACTACATGGACTTGACGCAGGGACGGCTGCTGCTGCGCAAGGGCACGCTGGGCGAGATCAAGCGCGGGAAGACCATGTTTCGGGCCGAGCTCCGCGGCTTGAGCCAGGCGCTGACCCAAAGCCACGGGCGGCTGATCATGCCATCGTGTGACGCTGACCTCGGGGACGCGCGCTGCGGGATAAACCTGGCCACGTTCCCGAACGGGACGCGAACCGGCGCGCTGACCTCGGTCACCTCGCGGCGGATATTCGCCGACTCCGCGATTGGCATGGCAGACGGCTGGTTCGACGGCGGCCTGATCAGGATGACGTCGGGTGCGAACAATACCCAGGCGCGCGAGGTCAAGACTTACCTATTTACCGGCGGGGCGATCACGCTGCAGGAGTCGTTCCCATACAACCTGGCGGTCGGCGATTCGTACAGCATGACGGCCGGATGCCTGAAACGCTTCGCTGAAGACTGCGTGGCCAAGTTTAACAATGCGGTCAACTTTCGCGGCTTTCCGCACATGCCTGGGACCGACCGGATGATCACGGGGCAGTAGATGCTTGCCCCGCTGTCTCGCCCTCAGCAGCTGGTGCAATGCGCGCTCGACTATGTTGGAACGCCATGGATCCACCAGGCCAGACTGAAAGGCGTCGGCGTGGACTGCGTCGGCCTGCTGGTCTGTGCGGCAAAGGATGCCGGGATCGAAGTCGCTGACACGTCCAACTACGAACTATTCCCTACGCCTGGCTGGCTGGTGGCTGAACTGGAAAGGCATCTGGAGCGCATACAACGGCCCTGGCGCGTCGGAGACGTGCTGGCCATCCACTGGCAAGCCGAGCCCTGGCACGTCGGCCTAGTGACCAGCGTCGAACCGCTGGCAATGGTCCATTCGTGGCGGCAAGTCGGCCAGGTCACCGAGATGGTTCTAGACAACTGGTGGACGCGCCACATTCATAGCGGCTGGCGACTGCGCGAGGGTTAGATGGGTAACTATGGCGGTCTAGCGCTGGGGATCGTCGGCGGGGTCGTAGGCGCATTCTTTGGCGTCCCATGGCTCGGCTATGCAGTCGGAAGCTTGATCGGCGGTGCGCTGTTCCCGCCAGAACTCGAGCCGATGCAGGCCGAGGGCCCGCGGCTCAACGATGGGAGGATCCAGTCCGGCGCATATGGGGATATGCTGCCGATCCTGGCCGGTCACCCTCGCAGCGCCGGCAAGCTGATCTGGTCGCGCCCACGGCTGGAGACAGCCACGACAACGACGACCGACGTGGGTGGCGGCGGCGGCAAGGGCGGGCCGCCTTCGCAGCAAGTGCAGCAGACGGTTTATACCTATTCGCAGAGTTTCGCGGTGGCGGTATGCGACAACCCGATTATCGGGATCCGCAAGATCTGGGCGAATGCCAAGTTGGTCTACAACGTCGGCACCGGGGCCGCGTACGAGACCTATATCCAGTCGAAGTCTCAGGCTAAGTCGATCCGCATCTATACCGGATCTGAGACGCAGACGGCCGATCCGCTCATCGCTGGGTTCGAGACGGTGGCGCCGGCCTATCGCGGCGTGTCGTATATCGTTTTCGATACGCTGCAGCTCGCGCAATTCGGCAACGCGATCCCAAACCTTGAATTCGAGGTCGTGACCGCAGGCAGCGAGGCGGCGACCTGGGACTATATCGACACGCAGGATCAACTCGGCTTCGCCGCCGATGGAAGCATCAGCGCGGACGGGCTATTGCTCATGTGGCGCGCGACCGCTTTTTCGGGCTCGCCGACGGCCGCGACAATCTCGCTGGTGAATCCGTTCACCATGCAGATCCTGCGCAACTTTGATACGAGCCCATTCCTGGGCGGAGACATCCCCGGCCAATATGCGCCGCTGATCAATCCGCAGGGCGACATCATTTTTCAGGACAACAGCAGTGGGCGCGTATGGATGTGGCCCGCCGGCGGGATCCCGCAGATCGTCGGCCTGGGTAACTCAACCCGCATGTCGATGGACAACAGCGGGAATTTCTATGTGCTGACACAGATCAACGGCGGCGGCACGATTGCGTTGATCCGGGTCAAGCCTGGCGGCATCGCTTACGACGTGCTGCGTCAACTGCCTGGCGGCATACCGCGCGACACATTCAACGGCGGCGACGGTTTCCTTTACATCTCATATCAGTTCGGCGGCAACGGCTTTATAGAAAAGATCTCGGCTAGCGGCGGCCTGATCAAGACGTTTAGTGGGCCGACGGTCATTCCACAGAGCATAGCAGTCGGCGGCGACGGCTCGGTCTGGTATCTGACCGGTGGCAGCGGTATCGATCAAGAGCTATGGCGCGTGGCGCCGGACTTCTCGGCGCAGACCAAGATCTTTGACGAAAACGGAACGCATACCGGCGCCACATCCGAACGGCTCGCGCGCGACTGGGGCAACGGCGACATTTTGTATGTAGACGGCGCAGGCTTAATCTTTCGGCGGTTCAACGAAGACGGGGTGATAGTCCGAACGCTCACGGGCGGGCCGCGCGTGTTCCGCATGATCACGCATCCGCAATACCCGGAGCGCATCTATGGATTCAATCCGGTCAGTCCGCTTGGCGGCGTCAATCGTGTCGTCGCAACAGCGCGCGAAGCGGTGCTGACGTCTGGGACGGTCACGGTCGGGGCGACTGTGTCCGACCTCTGCCAGCGCGTCGGCATGTCACCGGCAGACATCGACGTTAGCGCGCTGACCGATGAACTGCGCGGCTATGTGATCACCAATCGCGGGTCCGTGCGCGGGATGATGTTGCCGCTAATGCAGGCCTTCCAATTCGACTATGTCGAGTCCGGCACGCAGCTGAAGTTCGTCAAGCGCGGCGGGGCGATCGCGGCGACGATCGTCGAGGATGACCTCGGGGCGCGATTCGACAGTGCCGACGCGATCGATCCGGCTGAGACGACACGCACCCAGGAGCCGGAGCTTCCGCACGAGGTAGCAATACGCTACTGGGACAACGACGCCGACTATCAGGTCAGCACGCAGTATTCGCGGCGACTGGTCGGGCGCAGTGAGAACGATATCGTGATCTCGCTGCCGATCGTCATGACGGCAAACGAGGCGAAGCGCTGCGCCGACATTCTGCTATATGACGCATGGGCATCGCGATCGCGGCGCACTGTGGCGGTCAGCGCGAAGTATGCGCTGCTGGAGCCGACTGACTCTGTCGACCTCGCGCTGGCCGAAGGCACGGTCACCGCGCGCATCGTCAACAAGACAGAGCAAGGCACCATTGAGCTGCAGACGGCGGGAACCGATCCGACCCTGTATTCGCAAGCCGGGATGGGTGGCGCTGCGCCTGGCGCGCAGGGACAGGTCGGCTCGCCGAGTCCGACTAACCTGGTCCTGCTCGATACCGGACTGCTGCAGGAGAACGACGACACCTATGGCTTCTATGCAACGGCGGCCGGCTATACGACCAACTGGCCTGGCGCAAAGCTGTTCCGTTCAGCCGACAACGGCACTTCGTATTCCGATGCCGGCATTTCATTTACAACGCCTGGGGCGATCGGATTCTCTATCGCGCCGCTGGCGAACTTTAGCGGCGGCAATGTCTTCGACGAAGTCGATACGGTAGACATCTCGCTTTCGTCCGGCACGCTGGCCAGCACAACCGAGCTGGCAGTCCTGAACGGCGCGAATGTGGCGTGGCTCGGCGGTGAGCTAATCCAGTTCAAGACGGCGACGCTATTGACGGCTGGCGTCTACCGCCTCTCTGGAATACTGCGCGGGCGCCAGGGTACGGAATGGGCGATGCAGCGACACAAGGCCTCCGACGTGTTCGCCCTGCTCACGACGGACATGGTCAGGCGCTACAACCAGCAATCGAGCGACGTCGGCGTGACGCGGCTTTACAAAGGCGTCACCTATGCATCGACGGTTGACATCGCGGCGCCGAAGACGATGGTATTGGCGGCGAACTGCATCAAGCCCGTGTCGCCAGTGCAGGTTACCGGGAGCCGCGATGGGAGCAACAATGTGACGTATACGTGGATCCGCAGAGCTCGCAAAGCAAAGGGCTGGCTCGACCTTGTTGATGTGGCGCTGGACGAGACGACAGAGTCTTATGAGACGGACGTGTTCGCTGGGACGGCGCAGAACATCACGGCGATAACGCGCTCATCCGATGGCGTGTTCACGACCGGCGTGCACGGCTACATCGTCGGCGACAAGATCTATATCCGAGCGGTCGGCGGCATGATTCAGGTTAACGAGCGGCCGTTCAATATAGCGACGGTGCCGACGACATCGACATTCACTGTCGGCGAAGACACAAGCGGATATAGCACATACACCAGCGGCGGCCAGGTGCGCAAGCGTGGGCGCACGATCGCCTCGAGCACGCCGACGTCCAGCTACACGGCGGCGAACCAGACTACCGACTATGGGTCGGCGCAAAACCCGATCTATGCAGTCGTCTATCAGATGTCTAGCCGCATCGGACGCGGCTATCCAGGCGTAGGAGTGGTCTAAATGGCAGTCACTGCAAACCTCGGCATTACGACGATTGACTCCGGCCAATCACAGAAGGAAGTCACGGCGAACGCTGCAACGACCGCCTTCGATACGAGTCAAGGGCTCGTATCTGTCAGCATCGCTGGCGCCGTTGGAACGCAGACGCTGACGGCGGCGAACCTGCGCTGCTCGATCCTGATCTTTACCGGAGTAATCACCGGCAATCGGGCCATTGAGTTCCCTAACGCCGGCTTCGACGGCTCCGCAGTCGGACCGCGGCATTGGATCATATTCAACAATACGACGGGCGCCTTCACTGTCACGGTGAGGCGCACAGGACAAACCGGATTTGTAATCGCAACGGCAAAGCACGCGATCGGGTACTACAACGGCACGGACATCGTTCGCGTTACTGCAGACACGTAAGGGGACAATCATGATCAAGAAACCGACGAAGCGAGCCCAGGTGGTCATGGACGAACATAGCGCCACGGTTCGCGAAGCGGCGCGGCAAGCAAGCGTCGAGCGTGAGCGCGTTGTCGAGGCGGCGCTGGAAGCCGAGGAAGCTGCACAAGCCGAAGAGACTGCCGCCAAGGCTAAGCAGACGTTCTGGCAAAAGCTGAAGGCCTACTTCGCTGACGACGGTCTGTAAATGGCAAGCCGCAAGCTCGAGGACCTATCGCCGGAAATGCGCGTGATGGCCATATCGTTTCTGGCCCACTGTCGCGTCGAGGGGATCGACCTGCTAGTCACATGCACCGCGCGCAGCAACGCGGAACAAGCTCAGCTATACGCGCAGGGCAGAACGGCGCCAGGACGGCGCGTGACCAATGCGAGGCCTGGAGAATCGGCTCACAACGTTACGGGCGAAGGCGGCAAGGCCGCAGCTGAAGCTCTGGACGTGGTTCCGCTACGCGGCGGAAAGCCGGTCTGGGAAGACACTGACCCGATATGGCTGCGCGTAGGCGAGATCGGAAAAAGCGTAGGGATGAAATGGGGCGGGGACTGGCAGACGTTCAAAGAATACCCGCACTTTCAGAATCAAACTTGGGAGGCGCCGCATTAGGGAGCGACGCAAATGGCAGAGCAGAGCAAGTCAAACGTTCCGGTGCCAGATCCATCTTTACTTACTACTCAGCAAACGATCCGGGAGAGCACTGCGCTACGCGAAATTTTCGAGACACAGATAAAGGGCCTGCATGAGCTCGTCGAATCGCGCATTGACGGGATGGATAAGGCGATCAAGCTGCTGCAGACGATCAGCGACCGCATCCCCTCGCAGATAGACGAGAAGATCACGCATTTGCGCGAGCTTCATCAGGAGAAATTCGAGAGCATACAAACGCAATTTACAGAGCGCGACACGCGTACGGAACAGACTTCGCGCGACAGCAAGGTAGCCGTCGATGCCGCCTTGCAGGCCGCCAAAGAAGCTGTCGGCGAGCAGAACAAGTCAAGCGCCCTGGCCATCGCCAAGTCAGAGGCTGCGACGACGAAGCAGATCGATCAGCTGGGGCAAACAATCCAGGCCGGGACTGCGGGAATCGGGGTGCAGATCAACGATATTAAGGAACGGCTGACGCGCATCGAGAGCGAGGACCGCGGGCAGAAAGCTGCTGTGACCACGCAGCAGACCTCTAATACGAGCCTGGTCGGCATCATCGGCCTGGTGATCGGAACGCTGATCGGAATCGGTGGACTGATAACAGCATTCCTGACGCGGGCGCCATGACATGGTAAACAAACGCATAGCGCAAGGAAGCATCTCGATCGCCATCGTCTTCGGATTCTTCGGCGTGTTCGTCTACATGCTGCACCAGGGCGTGGAGAAAGATATCCAGCTGGTCATGATCGGCGCGCTTATCCAGGCGTTTGCGACCGTGGTCAGCTACTACTTAGGCTCGAGCTCGGGATCCGCACGCAAGACAGAAATCGCCGCCGACGCGGCCACGAGTACAGCGGTCGCTGCAGAAGTCGCCAAGGCCGTAGCAACGCCACCAGCGGCCGTCCCGCCGGCTGTGTCCAGTCAGATCGAATCGGCCGTTAAAGCGGCTACCTCTGAGAATAGAACGCCGCCTAATCAGTGACGTGCACTGGGTGGCGCAAATCGTGCAACCGCATCACATGGAGGTCATATGAAGTCTTTACGCTGGCTCGCGCTGTTGTTGTTTTTTTCCCTCGCATTCGCCCCTGGCTGCACTCCTCCGAAGAGCGTCAGCGCAACCCTGGCAGATACCGAGATTTCTCTAACGACAGCGGTGCAGGTTTCGGACAACGCATTGGACGCCGCATGCATGGATGTGAAGTCAGACCGCTGCGGCAGCGCGCTGACGATTCACAAGAAGATCCTGGTGTATGCGAACACGTCCTACAGCACGCTGAAAACAGCACGCACGCTGTTGAATGGCGGCGATTCTGCCGGAGCGATGTCCGCAATCGATCGAGTCAAGGCTTCGATCGTCGAGATTAACAAGCTGATTAAAGGAGGCTGACCATGCCATTGCTCGCAGTTCTGATACCGGCCCTTGTCGATAGCGGAATCAAGATATTCGCCGCTGTCAGACAGGCCAATGCACTGAATGCGAAAGGCACCATTACCCAGGCCGACTGGGATGCGCTCGACTCTGCGTGCCAGTCCGCGTTAGATGCCAGCGCGATCAAGCAAGCGCTGATCGAAGCCAAGCGCGCCGCAGCGCTGGGGCAGTCATGAGGGCCGACGAAGTCGCGGCGCTGGAGGCCGCGCAGATGCTGAAGGTGGACGGAGGCGTAACGTTCGGAGCATTGCGCACCGAGATAGATGCGGCTCTCGCAAAGGTCAATCCACAAATCCGGGGAATGTTCATCCTATCGAGCATGCCAGAGCTAGAGCAGGAGACGTATGCCGCGATTGATACCGAGCTCGCGGACCACCGGCGCCGCCGCGACTTACTGACGGCGATGCTCATGGCCCTGGACACCGTAGACACCGTCTGGGATGCGCTGATAGCTGACGGTTACCCAGAGATGCCGCTGGCTGGCGTTTCGCAAGCCATCATGGAAGACATACAAGACGACCTCGCCGCCGTTGCGGCAGCGGTTGCAGAGTTTGAGGTCGCCAGGGCGGAAGTCCTGACCATCTCACTAGGAACGCCGGCCGACAAGCCTGCGTGATTATCACCTGTAAGGAGATCGAAGCATGGACATCAACACAGACCAGAACTTTCCAAATGTTGCACTCGTAATCACCGACACGAAGGGCCGACCGGCCAAAGTCGACGGCGCGCCGGTATGGGCGTCATCGGACGAAACCGTGCTGACCGTGACGCCGTCATCGGATGGCATGTCTGCAGTCGTGGACACGGTTGCAGCTGGAACCGCGCGCGTTACCGTAAGTGCTGATGCAGATCTCGGCACTGGCGTTGCAAGCATCACCGGAGTTTCCGAGGATGTGAACGTCACCACGGGACCGAGCAGCGTCGCAACAACGCTGGCCCTGAATCTGGGAACGGCAACAGACAAACCGTAAGGATTATAGCGGAGTGAAGCAATGGCCAGGCTGGCGCAATACGCTGTCATGGTTGCGATCGGCCTGGCCTTCTACGCCTGGTGCATCTACCAGCTTTTCATCTTCTTCTGGAGGTCAGCATATGGCAACTGAAAATGTGAACGTCAAAATGGCGTTTGTAGCAACCACGCCAGATGGTAAGGAATTCTTCTCTAGCGTGCACGAATGGCCTGGCGTGCCTTACGGCGGCTTTGTTGTCATGCAGAAGATCGCAATCGGCGCCCTGGCGGAAATGACCAAGCTAGGCGAATTGCAGGCCATGGCATATGGCGGCAAGCACGCTCTCGCGATCCAAGCGAACAAGGGCGGCGGCGGATCCGGCGGCGGGGACAAGAAGTAATTTTCTGGCCGACGGCATGGAGTCGCGGATCGGCAGGTTCAACTCCTCCCTGCTCTTGTCGGCTGCGGCGGTGAAGTGCGTCGGCTCTTTTTGCTAGGAGACTGCGATGGATCTAATCTCGCTTGTCATTATCTTGATCGTCGTCGGCGTCTTGCTGTGGCTGGTCAATACCATGATTCCGATGGATCCGAAGATCAAGCAAATTATCAACGTCGTCGTGGTGATCGTGGTCGTGCTGTTCGTGCTCAAGCTGTTCATTGGAGACGTGCCGCACATCCGCGTCGGTAACTAGAAGTGCGTCCAAGGATTGCCAGTCTTGTAGCACAGCGTTTGTCCATTCTGGTCGCGGTAGATCACAAGCGCCTCGGTCTTGCCTGTCGGCAGATCGCAGGCGCCTAGCGCGACTGCCCAGCGTTCCCTCTCATGCGTCACGCCTGACAGAAACCCGAGCGCGATTGCCCACGCAATTGCGACGAAGATCAGGGCATATCCGACGCGGATCATTCCTTGTCCTTGGAAAAGGCCGCCTGCCATTCAGCCAAGCGTTTCATGTCCTCATCGCTTAGGGCGACGCTTAGCATAAGCGGCTTCACATCAGGGTAGCGCCGCCGGCCGTATTCGTCATATAAAGCGGCCTCGCGCTGGCGACTACTCCAGAGCTGGTAGACCTGGCGATTCGCTTCGGCCAGCTGCGCCTCGAGCTCGGCAACGCGCCGCTCCAGTTGTTGTATCAGCCAGTCCCTAGCTTTTAGCTTGTTGTCCATTGATACGAATCTGATACGGGAACGGCAGAAAGCCGCGCCAGATAAGGCGCAGCGTTGCATTGAACTACGGGGAGATAGAGGACCATTGCAGTCGCGTCGTTCTAGATTTACCTATGGATTGCCATTTCCTTCCAATTCCTACTATACTCCGCGCTGATACGAATTCGATACAGTGATACATGGCGAGCGTCGTCAGGATCGGTAAACGCTGGCGCGCCCTGGTCCGGCGCAAAGGCTATCCTCCCGCCTGCAAGACGTTCGCCACGAAGGCGCAGGCGACGACTTGGGCCCGCGGCGTGGAAGCAAATATCGATGCTGGGCGGCCCCTGGCGGCCGTGGCGGCGCTGGGCGTCGGCGAGCTGATACAGACATACCGCGAGCTGCGCGAGGCCAGCAGGCCGATCCTGGACACCGCGAACGAGCACTACATGCTCGAGCATCTCGACGCCGGCCTGGGCGAGCTCCCGTCCCTGTCGATCAAGGACCTGGTCGGCTACTGCAAGATGCGACGCGCGGAAGGCGCCGGTCCGTACACGGTCAATATGGAGATCAGCAAGCTCGGAACCGTGCTGCGCTATGCGGCATCGGCGCTGGAGCTGCAGCTGCAGCTGGCGGACGTGGTCGGCCACGCCAGACCTTTGCTCACTCATCTTAAGCTCATCGGCGGAGGCGGGCAGCGCGAGCGTCGGGCCGGAGAGGATGAGCTGACGCGGATCTGCGAGGCGCTCTCGCCACAGATCGCCGACGTGGTGCGCTTTGCCGTGGCGTCATGCATGCGCCGCGGGGAGATCGTCCGCATCCGATGGGTCGACGTAAACGTAGCAATGCGCTGCGTGCTTATTCGCGACCGCAAGGATCCCAGAAACAAGCTCGGAAACGATCAACTGGTGCCGCTGCTCGGTGAGGCTTGGGACATCGCGAACCGTCAGCCGCGCGAGTCGGACGCCATTTTTCCATACCACGAACAGACGATCACCAAAGCGTTCACCGGAGCCTGTAAGCGCCTCTCCATCCCGGACCTGCATTTCCATGACCTCCGCCACGAAGGAACCTCCCGCCTATTCGAACAGGGCTACACGATCGAGCAAGTCGCTCTCGTTACGGGACATAGAGACTGGCGGCATCTGCGTCGGTACACGAATCTTCGGCCGGAGGATCTGCATAAAGCAAGGCGCGCAGTTCGCGAATTTCCTCCCTAGCCTTGTTCAGCGCCTTAGTTCTCCTCGTCAACTGCTGCTTAAGCTTCTCGCAATCGCGCGATAGGCCATACACAGCGTCTCGAAAGCTCTCCGTCGTGGCGCTGATGATTTTATTGTATTGACCGAGGTGAACTTTATACGCTGAGAGCTTGCTATGCAGGCCGCTGAGCCGCATATGCATTTCTTCATCTCCATCTGCCAGTGCCTGCTTTGCCCTTTCGGCCAGCCACTCCTCGATATCCATAGATGACGGATTTTGACCTCTTACTTTTTTCGTCATGCCGGCACATCCTCCCCATTAGCCTTCGCGTGCATGCGGTCGAGTTGGCAAGCGTCAGGGCTCAAGAATCGTCCGGCGGATCGAGATCAAGATAATCGTCCGGCGTGTGGTATGAGTCCCGAAATTCGAGTTTGTGGCCTATGTGTTGAAAAAGAAACGCCCCGAGTTTCTCAACGTGTTCTGGCGTCGAGTACAGCCGCCGCGCCTGGCCAATCCACAGATGCACCTTGCAATCGTGACAGAGAATGTCATAGGTGGTCGACACGGCTCCTCACAGATCGTTACTCATGCCGGCACATCCTCACCGTTAGCCTTCGCGTGCATGCGGTCGATATGCGCCGCCACATCGCGATAGTCTGCCCAGCGTTTGCCTCCGTCCAGGTACGTCTTGATCGGAAACTCCGGGCTCGTGACCTGATTGTACAGCGTGTTCTTTTTGACCCCGATTGCCAGGGCGAGCTGATCCAGCGACAGGCGCAGACCGTAGCGCTCGAGGATGAACATTTGCGTAACCAGGCTCATATCAGCGGCGGGGCCAGCTTCTGCAAAGTCGTAAGGATCGCGTTCATACATTCGATCTCATAGTCGGCATTGTTCTGCGTCATCTTTCCCATCTGGACCCAGCGACGATAGACGCGCTCGCGCATTCCGAGCTCGCGCCTAGCACATTGGATCTGCTCGTCTAGCGTCGGGCCGATTCTGGTCATGATCAGGCATCGAGCATAATGTGAACGAAGCCTGGGCGTTCGGAGCATGGAGCGCGTTCTGGGGCCAAGACTAGTTTGTAGTTTCCGGGCGCGCAAAAGGACCAGCCCTGCCTGCGAATGGACCAGCCCATCGAGATGCGCGGGCAGTATGCCTTGACGAATATGTTTACCTGCTCATCCGTCCAGTCCTGCGGCACGCAGACCTGAATATCCAAGGCGCCTATCTGCGTCACCTGCGCTCCGTGACTTGTCATTCCGTCTCCCCCACGCCCTTGTCATCGCCGAACGCCTCGGCATAGGACTTCTCTGCTTCGGCCGAGGTCCGGGACGACTCTGGCATGCCAGTTGATAAGTCGCCGAGAACTGTGGCGGCGGCCATCCCGGCCTCGGTTACAGGGCGGCTTGACGGAACCTGCGGCCGAACGCGAATGCACTCGACCTGTTCCTCGCCGCCATTGGGGTCGCGCGTCATGGACTTGAACAGCGTGATGCGCTTGCCGACCCAGCCTTCGATCATCTTTCCGTACATCGTCGCGATCGTCTTGCCGTTTGTAGGATTTACAACGAAGCCTTTCGCGGCGGCTTTCATATAAATGACTGGTCTTCTAGACTTGCGACCGCCTGGCCCCATCAGATTACCGGCTTCGACGCGCTCGATTGTGACGGTGAGGTCACGATCTGGTAAATCCCACGCGCCCACAAAGTCTTTGTTATATAGTTTTCTGTAATCAGTTGGCATTAGCCGTACCCCACGCCCGTTTGTTGTGGGCCTGCTCCAGCCTCGTCGCCCATCTGCAGTTTATGGGCTCATAGTCTCCATCATTGTCGACGCGTTCGATCGTATGCTGTGGCGTGGGCCTGCGCCCCATATCCGCAAGGAAGTTCTCATAACTCTGCCAGCGCTCGCAAACCTTGATTCCGCGAGCGCCGTAATACTTGTACCACTTGTACATTGAGTTTCCGCAGCGTTGTTTCATCTGCTCCCAAATATGATATTCGTCTGATCCGGTATCGCCATGTCTGCGCTGAAGCGGTTCCAAACTGCCGTTCCGCTGTAGCCGATTCCAATGCATCGCGCAATATTTTGCGGAACGAAGCGGCTTCCCGCATCCCTCAACTGAACAAGCGCCGATCCTGCCTCGCCTCGCCATGCCTCTCCCCGCCAAGCCCTGCCTGCCTTGCCCAGCCCCGACGTGCCCCGCCCAACCATACCGTGCCCCGCCCAGCCTGCCACGCCTGGCCTGGCCCTGCCTCGCCGTGCCATGCCGTGCCTGCCTTGCCAAACCCTGCCTAGCCCAGACAGGCCCCGCCTCGCCTGCCTCGCCGAGCCCCGCCGCGCCCTGCCACGCCGCGCCATGCCCCGCCTGGCCGCGCCTTGCCTTGCCTGGCCGCGCCCAGCCTGCCCTGCCTCTCCTCGTTTTGACACACACACAGGACCGGCCAACTCAAGCTTGCGAACCCAATATCGTCGCTTCTTCCACCGACAGAAAACCCTGCTCCTCGAATTCGATCCCTTCATCGCTGAATGGCAGATCGAGGTCAATAATCGAGCTGGCATAAGCCGGCCACGCCTGCGACTTTTCGCACACGATCAGCTGTTCCATCCATGCCATCAGCTTCTTTTCGCCATCGAGCAACGCGCGCTCGGTCAGCCTGAACACGGTCACCGGGAACGGTTCGGCGCTTTCGACTGCGACCAGAAAATGGTCAAGGATCGGCTTGCCAAACTTCGCTGCGGCGAGGCCTTCGAACGTCAGCTGCACGTTGTAGGCCATCCGAAACGAGTGCCAGGCGAACTTGCTCGGCTCAGCTAACGAGCAGGTTTTCAGCTCTGCAACATGACTAGCCCCGCGACAGTCAGGCGTCGATCGGCACGGCTGGCCCATCCAATCGAACAGGATCGTCTGCTCCCAGGTCCCGTCCAGTACCTGCGTCGCGAGCTCGTTCTCCGAGACCGCATCGGCCATGCGCCGCGCCTTGTCGAATTCGTTCTGCGTCAGAATTTCATAGGCGGCATGCTCTGCTGCGAACGCATCGAACTTTTCCCCGCGCCGCACCGAGGGATAGCCGATCACCTTGCGCGTGCCAAACAGCAGCGCGTGCACGCTGGTCCCGCGTTCCATCGCATAGGTCGGCTCGGCCTCGACACCGAAGCGCGCATGGAAACCGTGTAAGCCGCTGCGACCGTACGCGCGCAGATGAGAGAATCGGATGGGGCCGGGATCGGTCATTTCGAATATTCCCTATCTTTCAGCCAGGTCATTACTTCTTCGTTTGTCTTATCGAACATGTGCGAGGCAATCGGAGCTTGGATAAGCCCTGCGATGCTCGGCTCAAGCTCGCGCACCTTTGGATCGGTAGAGCACACCTGCAGCCAGCCGGCTATGCAGTGCGTCGTCCCGCACGTCGCTTCTTCGGCACATGTTCGCTGCCGCCATCCGTCCGCACCATGCCATTCGGACATACGCAGACGGTCTGGTTGGTCGAGGATAATTTCACGCACAGCGTCTAGATTCTGTACGGCTTGCTCCCGTGTCGCGGCCTTGACATCGACCAGGTTCGCGTCGCCCAGGTTCGCGCCGCGCAGGTACGCGCCGCGCAGGTCCGCGCCGCGCAGGTTCGCGTCGCGCAGGTACGCGCAGCCCAGGTTCGCGCCGCGCAGGTCCGCGCCGCGCAGGTCCGCGCCGCGCAGGTACGCGCCGACCAGGTACGCGCCGCACAGGTTCGCGTCGCTTTTAACCGCAGCTTCGACGCACAGCTTCAGAGATTCGGTCTCAAGCGAGAACAGAATGGCGGCTCCGACTCTATGTTTAATCTCGAATTTCATCAGGGCACCCTCGCCTCGATCAGCGCCGTCGCGATCTGCGATTCCAGGCGGTCTACATCATGGACTTTCATCCACTCGCCGTCGGGGTCGTTATGCTGGCGCAGTTCGGTGTAGTCGCTGGCGCGATTCCAAGCCATGATGGAATACCGCTTCACATCCCCTATAGCGTCATGCAGAACGTCGCGCAGATCCTGCAGCCGCAGCGTGATCGTCTCGTTCCCGTCGTTGGACTCGGCCAGCGTTTTGCGCGCGTCTCCGAGGCCATCAACCCAGTCTTGGATTGTGCTCATATCGCCCCGCCCAAATACGGAATGAAGTTAAGACCGAGCGCGATCAGCACGATCACGGCCGGCCAGAAAATGTAGGCCATGATGTTGCGGAAGCGCTCCCAGCCGATCGGCAGATTGCGCTGATCCGCCTCCATGGCGAGCCGCTCTGCTTCCAGGAAACTGTTCCAGTCACCCATGTGTGCCTCCGTTGAACATGAGGCAGAATAGGCGCGTCTATAAGTTATGTCAATAGCTGCGCCTATAATTTTATTCAGCACTGAAGCAAACGTGGAGTAACTGTGAAAACCGGCGAGCTAGTGGTTGTGGTGCGGACCGCGATCGGGCGTGTCGTCGTCCTGGTCGTCCTGGGTCCGATACAGAGCGAGGGCAGTAGCTAAGACAGCGGAGCGGTTGGAACCGCTCAGGCTCTCGAAGAGGCCCAGTAGACTTTCTTCCTGTTCTGATAGGGCTTTATCAGCGTATTTTTCGCCCTTGCCTGTCAATATCCACCTGGTCGTTAGTCCGAGCGCCCGCGCTATCCCTAACAGCGTCTTAGCCTTCAGGCCCTCGCCCTTCGTCTCGCCGCGCTCAATGTCAGATAGCGATGGTTGCGTTATGCCAGCGCTCTTCGCAAGCTGCGCCTGAGAGAGCTCCCTTTCATCGCGTACCGCCTTGATCCGCTGCCCTGGTGTCACCCCTAAATTCTGACGCGAATCAGTATAGGACGAGCAATACTCGCTTGACAAGTTAATAGGCGTGTCTATAACATTCGGGGCATGACAAAAGCAGAAGCGATCGCCCATTTCGGGAGCCAGGCAAAGCTCGCCGCGGCGCTGAAGATCACCCAGCCCACGGTTTCCGACTGGCAAGGCGTCCCGCTCGAACATCAGTTCTACCTCGAGAAGCTCACGGCCGGCGTGCTCAAAGCCGACCCGCACCCAGCCGAGCACACGTGACGACCCTGGCGATATGGCTCTACTGCACCAGCTGCGGCCATATCGTCGTCGGACCGGAGTGCCGACATTGCGGATGGGACGCGTCCCACTTTGACTATTACTGGCGCAATGCAGCGGCGAGGTCTGAACGCAGCCCCGCAACCGCGCGCGTCACCGTGCTGAAGCCGATCACCAGAGTCGCGACCAGCATAATCACGGCGCCTTGAAATTGCTGCAACGCAGGACCTCCAGACAGGAACAGAACGAAGCCGATCAGGAACACGAAACCCAGCGCGCAATCGACCACGATTCGAACGAACATAAACGGCCTCCCTTGTGGACACATTGTTAAATCAGCAGCCGGAAAGCGCACGCAACATTTCACTTTCTGGCCGGCGACTGGTGCAAGACATCTTGCGCCGACTTGCGAAGGTCAAGAACACGGAAATGGCGCGGGCCCTGAACAAGGACGAGTCG